GTGAAAAATAACCTAAAGGATTGATTTCAGGTGCTGCCGCATGTTTGAATGCAAAGATAATATTTTTTACTGTTTCAGTTTCCTCTTTACTATATGGTGTAAAAACAAAATCGAATTGAAATGTTCTGAAGCCAACACCTCTGAATAAAACTTGAAGTTGTGGGTTGATTGCTTGTCCTAAACCTCTAGCAACAAGGTCACCAAGATTGCTTGCACCGAGTGCCCTTCCTGCCGCATTCGCAATAGTGGTTCTAATGAAAGGATCCGATGCGGCTTTATTTGCCAATTGTTCAATAGTTTTATCTCCTGATCCGGAAAACAAATCAATCATTGATGTTCCGGCCTGTGCGAGGAAATAAGCCTTACCTAATGATTCAGTTAAACTAATATCATCATAAGATGCACCATATGTAACATTCACAGTGTCTGGAATATAAAGTGCTACAGATGTATCAACAACTCTGGGAACATCTGCCGCAGAAATATCATTTGCGAGTGCCACAATATCGTTTGTCAATTGTGTTGAAGGTGTAGGTGCGGCCACCAAAGGTCCACCTGCCGCAAGTCTTCCCACATTCTCTACTCCAACCGTAGCTAAATCACTTGTGTATCCGGCGGTACCCCTAACAACAGAAATAGCTTTGGATGCGGTTTGACTTTGATAATTTGGATCGGGTTTATATGAAGTAAACTTAATCACATGACTGCGTGTTGAATCCGCTCCCAAATTGCGTGGATAATTATAGGTGGCCCGGTCGTATTTGTTTCCATACAACAATTGTAGAGGACCATTTATGGTACCTGGTACTGAAATACCTGCTATTGAGGTTGGTATAGATATTGGCATGTTTTTGTTATTTTAGGAAGGTAATATACATATTTATATGGCATACAGCGGCAGATTCACACCAAGAAACCCACAAAAGTATCGTGGAGACTCAACAAACATCATTTATCGTTCGACATGGGAATGCCGAGTGATGAATTGGCTCGACTCAAATGATACCATTCTTGAATGGGGTTCTGAGGAGTTCTCAATACCATACAAATCTCCGGTAGATAACCGTGTTCACCGTTATTTTCCTGATTTTTACGTGAAAGTTAAGCAAAAAGATGATACAATCCGAGTGATGATTATCGAAGTAAAACCAGCAAAACAGACTAAGCCACCTGAGAAAAAGAAGAAAGTCACGAAACAATACATCCAAGAAGTGGTCACTTGGGGTATAAATGAAGCAAAATGGAAAGCCGCAACCGAGTTCTGCCTCGACCGTGGATGGGCTTTCAAAGTATTAACTGAGTATGATTTAGGATTAAAATGATTAGACTACATGTGTTGTCGATTCCACATACGGCATCGACAAAAGAGTATACGGTTTGTGCCTTTACTCAAAAAGTGATTAACTTCTGTAAAATGTACAAAGACATGGGAATGCATGTCATACATTACGGCCGTGAAGATTCTGATGTTATCTGTGATGAACATGTCACAGTCACAACACGTGCATTAGACGAAAAGGTTTATGGTATATATGACTGGAAGAATCTGGGACTAAAATACAATCAAGAAGATGAAGTTTTCAAAACATTCAATGAAAACTGTATTAAAGAAATTGGAAAACGTAAACAACCACACGACATTATCCTTTGCTTTTTTGGTATAGCACAAAAGCCTGTATGTGATGCTCACTCAGATTTGATTTGTGTTGAACCTTCTATCGGTTATCCTTCTTCTTTTGCACCATATAAAGTATATGAATCATATGCAGTTATGCACGGACTACAGGGTCCAAGCAAAGTGTCAACAGCAGAATACAAATTCTATGATGTTGCAATTCCATCAGGTTTCGACCTGACTGAATTTGAATTCACAGAAAAGAAAGAAGATTATTTCTTAATGTGTGGTCGCATGGTTTGGTCAAAAGGTGTTGACATTGCGGCTCAGGTGTGTGAACAACTTGGTGTTAAGTTAGTTTTGGCTGGCACAAGTTTTGGTCCAAACGATTGCAATCTCGGAGATACGTGGCCTGCTCATGTAGAATATGTTGGTTATGCTGACGTAGAGAAACGCAAAAAACTTATGGCTGGCGCTAAAGGATTGTTCTGTCCCACAATCTACAATGAACCTTTTGGTTACGTAGCAATCGAGGCAATGCTTTCTGGAACACCAGTCATCACGGTTGATTGGGGTGCATTCACAGAGACTGTACAACACGGAGTTACTGGGTTCCGTTGCCGTACATTTGAACAATTCGTGTGGGCGGCTAAGAACATTGATACAATCTCACCACATGCATGTCGTGAATGGGCCGAGAGCAACTACAACTTTCAAAAGATTGGTTCGATGTACAAAGAATATTTCGAATCAATCATCAATCTGTCTAAGGGCACTGGCTGGTATGCCAAGAATGACACCCGCAGAGAACTGGAATGGCTCACCAAGACGCAACCAACACAACCCAAGACATTCAAACAGATTCTAAATCATTACAATCGTATCAAAGATGGTAAAGTGCATTTTCTACAGATTGGTGCAATGGACGGTGTGAAGCATGATGATCTGTATCCGTATGTGATGAGTTACGATTGGACAGGTGTTCTGGTTGAGCCACTACCAGATATGTTCGAAAAGTTGGTCGAGAACTATACACTCAAAGATGGTCTAAAGTTTGAAAACTCCGCTATTGCTGATGTGGAAACAGTTATAATGTATCGTGTGCCAACAGAAAAGATTGGAACCGATGGTATTCCTGATTGGGCTGAAGGTTGTTCCACAATGGTACCGAAGACACACATTGAAGATATTGTACCCCACATGGTTGAACAGGAAGTGAGAGGAATCACCATTGGCAATTTATATGAAAAATATGGAAATCATTTTGATTTTATTCAAATTGACACTGAAGGATACGATTTTAAAATATTCATGCAGTTTCTGAAAAATGGATTTTCCGCAGACCTGTTAAAAATCGAGATTGCACATATTACATACACAAATGCAGTGTGGATGCGTTGGCAACTGGAACAGTCTGGTTACAAGACCTTCATTGATGGATACGATTTGATTGCCTACCGGTTCTAGTATAAATACTGGATGGCTTCAACACTCACACAACTTACTCAACAAAAAACGGCTCTGGAACAAGAATTCTTGTCCAGAAAGTCTGTCACATGGTTACAAAACCAGATGCGTGACCTAAAGTCTCCAATCACTTTGGCGAGGGAGATAGCGAAGGAAAAGAGTAGGCAAGGTGGGCAATTTCAGATGGGTGGTCTTTACCACTTTTTCTACGACCCAATAACGAAGGGTGATTTGCCGTATTATGACATATTTCCTTTGGTGATACCACTTAAACGTGATGCTGAAGGATTCATAGGTCTGAACATGCATTATTTACCTCCAAGATACCGTGCTGTGTTCATGGACAAACTCATGAATTTTGCTATTACAAATGAAAATGATGAACCTAAACGCCTTCGTATAACCTATGACATTCTAACTGCATCGAAGAATTTCAAAGAGTTTAGGCCTTGTTTGAAGCGTTACTTGAATAGTCAGATAAAATCTAAAATTCTGACGATTCAACCACCAGAGTGGGAGACAGCACTATTTCTTCCCACAGCCGTTTTCAGGGGCGCACCGATTTCTAAAGTATATGCTGAATCGGTCACCAAAGCACAAAGTAGGGTATACTAATGGCAGGCTCAATCACAGATTTTAAAGCAAGTTTTAGAACAGACTTGGCACGACCAAATAGGTTCGATGTAAACATTCCGATTCCAATTGGTCTTCTTCCATATAGAGAGATTGGAAGAACACTTAGGATGCGTTGTGAAAATGCAGAACTCCCTGGACGTTCAATTTCGACAACATCAATGAAAATCTATGGTGTTGAAGAAAAGTTTCCATATCAGACAGTATACAACGATATTAGCCTCACGTTCATTGTTGGTGATGATATGGCGGAAAAGAAATTCTTTGATGCGTGGTTAAACTGGATCAATCCAACAATCAACTACAACCTAAAATACAAAGCAGACTATGCAGTTCCACTCACAGTGAATCAATATGATGTGAAAAATGAACTGTCATATTCTGTTACAATGTTAGATACATTTCCAATTGCAGTGAATCAACTTGATTTAGACTGGTCTTCAGATGGACACCACAAACTCACTGTGACATTCGCATACACAAGCTGGAGAAATAATTCTCTTGAAGCACTTGGAATGGAACTCTTGGAAACAACGATTGCGAACTCTTTATTTAATTCTACAATACAAAGAGAGTCTCTACTTGGCAGAGATTTAATTCAAGCACCGTTTGAAACACGACAACAATTTGAAGATAGACTTACACCTTAAAATGGAGATATAAATTATGGCTTTACCGAAAATCGATACACCGATTTATGACTTGGAGTTACCATTATCAAAAAAGAAGATTCGCTTTCGTCCTTTCCTAGTGAAAGAGCAAAAGAATCTCCTGATGGCAATGGAATCTGGAGACAGAGAATCGATTGAACAAAACGTAAAACAAGTTCTCAACAACTGTACGGTTACAGAGGGAATTGATATTGATAAACTTCCAGTTATCGATATTGAATATTACTTCCTTCAACTTCGTGCAAGGTCTGTTGGTGAAGTTGTTGAGAACAAATACCGTTGTGATAACATGGTTGATGAAAAACCATGTGGTAACATCATGGAAACTTCACTGAACCTTCTTGATATTAAAGTTGAAGGTGTTGTTGAGGGTAACGATGTTATCGAACTCACTGATACCATTTCTATCAAGTTAAAGTATCCTGAGTTTTCTATACTGAATAAATTATCAAAACTCACAAGTGTTTCTGATATTGCATTTGAGATGATTGCTGATTCCGTAGAGTACATCTACGATGGTGAACAGTTTTACTATGCAAAAGAAGTTGAGACAAAAGAGATTGTTGAATTTATCGAAACTCTTAATCAACAACAGTTTGGAAAAATTGAAGACTTTTTCGCAAATCTTCCAAAGATAGAAAAGAAAATTGAAATGAAGTGTTCACGTTGCGGCTTCGAACACAACCTTGACGTTGAAGGACTGGAAAGTTTTTTCGGTTAACATTTGGCCATGATAATTTGAGAAATTATTATAAAACTAATTTCTCATTAATGCAACATCACAAATACAGTCTCACGGAACTTGAGAATATGATACCGTGGGAACGTGATGTATATGTTGGTATGCTTATACAATATATTGAGGAAGAAAACCAGAAGATTAAACAAAAGATAAACGAGAGCAAGATTAGATGAACTACTACGATGCCGCCAAAATAAGAAAAAAAGGCTTCGCAAATTTAATGACAGATAGACTGATTTCGGGTCAGGGTATTTTTTCATCTAGACGGGACGCTTTGTCTGAATTGTCAAAGGCAAATTCTTTGGCTATGAAAGAACGTTTCGACCCAATGAATATTGCCAAGTTCCTCACTGGTGGTAGCAAACTTGCACCAGCAATCGTTGGTCGCCTCACAGGTAGAAGCAAAGAAGATATTGGTTACTTTACCGGTAAAAGACAATACCAATACGCTCCAAGACAATCAAGCTACTGGCAAAAGTTTAACAATCCAACTATGAGTGGCGGCTCCAGTAAAGCCACTCAAGTTCTGAAAAAGATTGTTTCATTTATGGAAAAGTCTAGGGACGAAGATGTAAAGGAACAAGAAACGCTTGATTCTTATAATGAACTCAATGAATACATTAAAGCAGACAACCACAAG